AACGGTTGCAAGCACAACTGGGTTTCGGCTCGTAATAAAGTAGTTACATCAGGCGAAATGTGTACGAAATGTTTTGCGCTCAGACCAGAGCCACCCCAACCAGAGAAGAACGACTGACTTGACTACCCCGCCTGCCGCAACCCTGCAATGGGGGATACACCCAGATACTAAGCGTGGTACATTAAAAGATTACATCTTCGACAACTATCCAGCCTACCGAGGACTATCATCATGGCAAGAGATTTACGACCGCATCACAAACTAGACGCGCACGAGAACCAGTTCGGCGATGCGCCACGCCGGTGCTTGGGATGCGGCATGTCTGTGGCGCTTGTGCAGGCGTGCGACGAGGACGGGTTCAGTATGGAACCGATGTTGGCTTTATGTTCGAGGTGTAGCGGGTGAGGTCAGACGTCGCGAAAGATTTAAGAACGCCGAAATATCGCAAGCGCGTCGTTGCTGATAAGAAGAAGAAATTATCGCGGCGTAAGTGCCGTGAGAAGGGGGGCAAATGAAACGCTGGCAGCAGGACTTCGTAGCGGCAATCGCAGCAGGTGTTCCGGCTGAAGTATGCGCGCGCAGGTTCGCAGGCTTGCCGCTCGCATCCGTGCAGTCCATGCGCGAGGTCGAGGAAGAGTTCGGCGCCGCGTGGGATGCCGTTGCCCCGCCCGGAGAGATTGGCGATGGGCTGGTTGCAACGCGGGTATTAGCGCCGGCGACGTTGGAGAAATTATTGTGGTCGCATTGTTCGGACGAAGAAGCAGCGGCGTATTTTGGTTTAGAGGTTGGAGAGTTTAAAGCGCGCGTTGCCGGGGACGAGAAATTGGCGAGGGTTTATAAATCAGGACACTTAGGCGGCAAGGCTGCGATACGTGTGGCGCAAGTTGACTCGGCATTAGGCGGTGATAAATCCATGCAGACATGGCTCGGCAAGCAGTATCTCGCGCAGGCGGAGAAGGTGGAGAATACGGTAACAGTGAAAGAGACGACCGATCCGAAACAGTTAGCGAAAGAAATTATGTTCGCGCTTGCCGCTGGTGGACAGATGCCGGATATTGATGGCGAGGTTGTCGTTGACTTAATCGAGGTGCACGATGAATGATATTAAGGCGCTTGAAGAAAAACTAGCCGCGATGACCCCAGAGCAACGCGCTATGATTTCGAGAAGTGTCACAAAATACACAAGCGGGAAAAAAGGTATCCCAAATTCTGGCCCTCAAACCGCCGCGTATTTTAGTCAAGCAGATGTGTTACTTTTTGGCGGAAAACCTGGTGGGGGCAAAAGCTCGCTTGGCTGTCTCCTCGCTCTCAACGAGCATCACCGCTCACTTATTGTACGAGCGGCGTTCACTGATCTTGAGGGTATGATCGACACAGCGAAAAAAATTGTAGGCGATGATAGCAACTTCATCGGCGGGTCGCGTCCTAAATATAAAAAACAAGACGGCGGTGTGATACATTTTATGGGGATGCCGGAAGATGGAGGCATCGGCGGAATGCAGGGCGTTGACCACGATTTTATTTATGTGGACGAAGCTGCTCAAGCGCAAGAAGCACAGATACGACTCATCATGGGTTGGCTGCGTACAGATAAGCCCGGACAAAGAACCCGTGTTGTTTTTGGAAGTAACCCACCACTTGATGCTACTGGAGATTGGCTGGTTTCATATTTCCCATGCTGGTTAGATCCTCGCCATCCAAATCCAGCGAAACCAGGAGAGCTTAGATATTTTCTTCCCGGCCCTGACGGCGGCGCGGATCGTGAGTGTGAGAAGGATGACTTCATTGTAATGCACGGGCTTACCATCCGTCCGCAGTCGAGAACATTTATCCCGTCCGACCTTCTCGACAATCCTTATTACGACCCGGAAGTTTACGCCAAGCAACTCGCCGGTATGGACCCGCGCGCCCGCGACATCATCATGTCCGGTAATTTTATGCTGGAGCGCCCCGCAGACCTTTGGCAACTAATCTCAACTGGATCGGTCAAGGATGCCCAAGCACGGTGGAGTGGTAACAGGCCAGCCCGGATCCCGATGAGTTGCCTTGGCGTTGACGTTGCTCAGGGCGGCGCCGACTTCAGCGTGGTCGCGTCACGTTATGACTATTGGTATGACGAGCTTTTGGTTGTCCCTGGCAAACAGACCCCAGAAGGCGAGGACATCGCCGCTATGGTTGTTAAGGTTCGCCGAGACCGTGCCGATGTAGTTATGGATATGGGCGGCGGGTATGGCGGGTCGCCCAAAGTTCATCTTAAAGACAACGGAATTGACGTAATATCGTTTAAGGGGGCGCTTGAGTCCCACGCCCAGTCTGAGGATAAGCAGCTTCATTTCGTCAGCCAGCGCGCCGAGATATGGTGGAAGTTTAAAGAGGCGATTGAGGCAAAAGACAGCATGATCTGTTTGCCGCAGGACAGAGACCTGGCCACACAACTGACCGCGCCGACATATCGAACGATCCGCCGTAATAAGCGCCTGTGTGTCGATATTGAAGCCAAAGAGAAAACAAAAAAACGTGTTGGATGCGATCTCGACAAGGCCGACGCTGTTTTGATGGCATGGTGGAAGGGTCCAAAAGGCGTTGCGCCGCAGCACCCTCGCCGCACCGCGCCCTCTGGCCGCAGAGGGGGCACAGTCAAAGCCAACCTCGGCCACTCCAAGCGCAAGGGACAGCGCCGCTAATACTCGGTCCGATTTTACCCTTGCAATATCAAAACCATTATTAGACAATCCATAATGCGGGCGGACTAAAAACCTCCGCACCAGATTTTCACGCCGCCCTTTTCAGGAGATATAAATGGCTAAAGCAGGTATTAAAGTCGCGCTTCACAGTAATGGTCCCAAAGGCACCGGCATTGATTATGATAATTTCCTGCAACACAACGGCGAATATCTAAGTCTCGCCCCAAGCAAGCGGGTTCGGCTGTTCGATGACTTCCTGGGCGATGTTATTGCCGATCAGTGGTCGGCAGCTCAAGGTACTGATGGCCAGGGCGCTATTGCTGTTATTAACGCCGGTGCTATCGGCGGTACAGTTCGACTGACATCAGGCGATACAGTTACTGTCGCAGAATCCGCGTCCATCCTCACCCACGGCCTTAACTGGAAAGCCTCGCTCGGCGGTCTTGTATTTGAAGCCCGCGTCACCCCCGTCACATCCGTCGCCAACGTTGCTTATTTCATCGGACTAACCGATGTTCTCGGCACCACGACCATCGAGGAAGCCATTACGCTTTCCGGCACCACGTTCACCACGAACGCCACCGATGCGGTTGGCTTTGTGTACGACACCGCCGCCACCACTGACGTTTGGTATGGCAAAGGCGTGGCCAACGATGTGGACTCTGCGACAGTCACAACTGCGGTTGCCCCAGTAGCTGGAACTCCAGTCGTTCTCCGTATCGAGGTTAACCCAGCCGGCGCCGCGACATTCTTCATTAACGGAGTTGCACAAGGAACGATCACCGGCGCAGTCACACCAAGCATCGCCCTGACCCCTATCGTGTCCGTCATGGCGCGCACAACGACAGTTAAGCCGATTGACGTTGACTATATCTTTGTTGAATCAGACAGGGTGTAAACATGGGCCCAGTCACAAGCCTTATCGCTCCGAAAGCCCCCAAGCCAGTACCTCCACCAGTCATTGAGGCTCCTGTAGAAATGCCGGACCCGGACAACTCGACTATCCAGACGACACAGCGCAAGAAAGCCGCGCGCCGGATTGCTAAATCTGGACGCGCCTCGACACTTCTATCATCCGGCGACTCGCTCGGCTGATAGCGCGAAGCCGCCAAAGGAAACTTAATGGCGACTGACACAGAAACTCTCCTCACGCAGAGCAACAAGCTTTTCGAGCAGGTCATGCCGCTCCGCTCGTTCCAGCAGGAACTGGCCGAGCATTTTTATGTTGAGCGCGCCGACTTCACGACGAGCATGAATCTGGGCAAAGATTTTGCATCCCACCTGACGACAAGCTACCCACTCACAGTCCGCCGCGACCTCGCCAATATTTTCTCCACGATGCTTAGACCGCAAGAAAAGGTCTGGGCTGTGATGACAACCCGTAATTATGACGACCTTGACGAAGACGGCAAACGCTGGCTGGAGCAAGGCACGCACATCCTGCGTAATGCCATGTACGATCAGGACTCCGGGTTCGCGCGCGCTACCAGCCAGGCTGACGATGACATCGCTGTGTTTGGCAACGCTGTTATCTCATGCGAGATGAACTGGAGAAAGCGCGCGCTGCTGTTCCGCAACTGGCACTTGCGCGATTGCGTATGGTGCGAGGATGCTGATGGGTCTGTCGGGCGCGTTGATCGTAGATGGAAGCCGTATCTTTATCAGCTTAATGATATTTTTAAGGGCAACATCAGTCCGAAATTAAAAGAGGTTTTGGCAAAAGAGCCGTACCGTGAAGTTGAGGTGCGTCATATATTCGTGCCTGTTGAAGAGTATGACAGCGGTAAAGGTTATGCGCGAAAGGGAGCAAAATATGTTTCGATTTTTTATGAGTGCGAAAACAAACACGTTCTTGAAGAGATCCCGTACAAGCACAAATATTACGCTGTGCCAAGATGGAAGACGCTTTCCGGTAGTCAATATGGGTACTCTCCTGCCGCGACAACGGCCATTGGTGACGCACGACTCATACAGGACGCCTTCTTAACGCTGCTTGAGGCAGGACAAAAAGCCGTCGATCCGCCGATGCTGGCAATGGAAGACGTACTGCGCTCTGACGCAAATTTATTCGCAGGAGGCATCACGACAATTGACAGCGAAGATTACGATGAGTCGCGCATGGGCAAGCCTTTGTATCCCGTTATGGATCAGAGATCGTCGAGTATTCCTATCGGGATGGAGATTATTGAGGGCGTAAAAGCTGCGGTGAGAGATGCGTTTTACTTATCGCGCATAGGTTTGCCCGCGATGGGCTCAGGAATGAGCCAGATGGAAGTGGCACAACGTGTTACAGAATATGTTCGTGGGGCATTACCATTATTTTCTCCTCTTACAGACGAGTACAATGGCAATCTATGTGAACTGGGGTCCGCCGTTCTCATGGCTAATGGCGGGTTCGGACCAGAAGATCAAATTCCAGACTCCCTGCTTGGAAAAAATGTTGAATTTAGTTTCAAGAATCCACTGATGGAAGCGCAGGAAAAAATCAAGGGCGGCATGTTGCTTGAGAGCTCCGCTGTACTAACACAACTTGCACAATACGACCCAGCAGTTCCTGCAATTCTCGATGCACAAGTTGCGGCTAGAGATGTTATTGACGGAATAGGAGCGCCGAGAAAATGGTTCAGAACGCAGGAACAGGTTCAAGAGATTGTGTCTCAACAAGAGCAAGAAATGGAGGCCGCAAAAATGATAGCCGGCCTTACGGCTGGAGGCGAAGCAGCTAAAGCAATCGGTGAAGGCGGCGCTGCAATACAACAGGTCGCGGTGCAATAATGGCATGGGGCGATAAAAAGGCTATCAAGGGCATAGTCCTGCCGGAAGGTTTTAATTTAGAGCGGTCATACGATCTGCAAGCTTTAGCATCAGGAACCGCGAATAAAGAGCAGCAGCAAAATGCGCTTAAATATATAGTCGAGGGACTCGCGGGCGCGTACAATGACACGTTCGACACCGAGAGCGCCCGCAAGTCAGACTACCTACAGGGCCGCAGATCAGTTGCGCTCGATGTTGTGACTATAACGAAATTAAATTTATCTATTATCGCTAACCTAACCAAAACCAAGGAGAAGAACTAATGTCAGTAGAGAACCCAGAAGTAGTAACAACCACCGCACCGCCCGCCACAACCACTACGGCGCCACCAGCAACCACGACAACCACTGCGCCACCAGTGCCGGATTGGTCGCCGGAATGGCGCGATAAAATCGCCGGCGATGATAAAGAGTTCCGCAAAACCCTTGATCGCTTTAACTCCCCTGCCGATGTCGCCAAGTCATGGAAAGAGATCAGCACAAAGGTCTCGTCCGGTGAGTATAAGAAAACCATCCCGTTCCCAGACAAAGGCACGCCAGAGCAACAAGCTGAGTGGCGCGCGGAAATGGGCCTGCCTGCGTCGGCTGATAAATACGATCTGAAGCTTCCAGACGGCCTCGTGATTGGCGAGGATGACAAGCCGGTAATTGATAAATTTTTGGCTAAAATCCTGCCGAAAAACGTACCAGCCGATGCAGCAAGCGCCGCAGTCGCCGCTTACTACGAGATCCAGAACGAAGCGCAGTCACAGGCCGTCGAGCAGGACCGTGCGTTCCAGATCCAGGCCGAAGAAACCCTTCGCGCCGAGTGGGGCCCGGAGTACCTGCCGAATAAAAACCGCGCCGAGGACTTTGCGGTCCACACTTTCGGCGCCGAGGTCGGCAAAGCACTCATGGAGGCCGGCCCGGATGTCGTCAAAGCGGTATCTGGCCTCGCCCGGCAGCTTAATCCCGAGATGACGCTGGTGCCCAATAGCGCCAACCCGTCTCAGGCTATTGCTGACGAGCTCGCCGCCCTTAATAAGATCATCGGCACAAATGAATGGTATAATTCACCTGACAAACAGGCCCGCTACCTTCAGCTACAACAGGGGCAAGAAGCCATTAAAAAAAGAGGATAGTTCCACACGACTGTTCAAACTTTAAAGCCGGGCGTAAAACCCCGGCTTTTTCTTGGTTCCATCATAGGAATACTGTCCTATAGATTTACGGAAACCTATTAAGTTAATCTGTTAAGTATCAGTTTCGCCTAATGCAAGGCCCTGTTTAAAAGTCCTCCGGCCCAGCTTCTTACGCTGTCAACCCATCGAGGCACTCCACACAGACAACCCGTTGCTGCGGTTTTTAATTTTAACCCCAGTTTAAATGGAGATTGTCACATGTCACAGACATTGACCGGATCACGTACAGCACTAATGACGATGTACCGCAGTGAATATATTGCGGGCTTCGAGCGCGGCGCTTCCTTGCTGCGTAATACCGTTACTACCGAGCATATGAAACAAGGCAACGCGGTTGTTTTCCTCGTCGCTGACACGGGCTCTGCAACTGCGGTCACACGCGGCTCAGACGGCTTGTATCCTGCTCGCGTAAACAACAACAACCAAACGACCCTGACCCTGGAAGACTTTACGGACCTTCCTCGCATGAACGACTTTGACATCTTCTCGTCTCAAGGTCCGCAGCGCGAGATTATGTTCAAAGGCTCTCAGATCGTCATTGGCCGCAAGGTTGACGACCAGATCCTGACCGCTCTGGACACGGGCACCCTTGGTAACTCGGCGACGGCATCTACGGATGCTCTCGGCATGTTCTACCACGGCCTGTCCGCTCTTGGTTATGGCAACGCTCTGTCGGTTGCTGACGGCGACATCACGCTCGTCTGCTCTATCGGCTTCTACGCCAACCTTGCCAAGACGAAAGAGTTCGTCAACAAAGAGTATGTCGATGTAACGCGCCTGAATAACGGCATCCCGACGCAAATGCGTATGGAGCGTTTTATGCGCGTCAACATCATCGTCCATAACGGCATCAGCGGCGCCGGCACATCTTCCGAGAAGTGCTTCATGTTCCACCGCGATGCAGTAGGACACGCCATTGACAAAGAAACGTTCAACCCACTGTTCGGCTTTAATGAAGAACAGAACTACTCCTGGGTCCGTTGCTCGTCTTACATGGCAGCAGCCAAATTGCAGAATGGTGGAATTATCCAGCTTCTGCACGATGGTTCTGCTTACGCAACCACAACTGTTTAAGAGGTGATACAATGACTTACGTAGCAAAATCTCCATTCCTGACAACTCAGGGCATTGGAAACCAGAGCATCGCTGTCTGGTATCACTCGTCCGCTGACGCAGGCGCCGCTGTCGATACCGATGGCTTCTGGACTGACGCCGTGGTTATGGGGGCCAAAGTGGGCGATCTCTTCATCCACCGCGACACAGGCACCGATATCGTTACAACACATGTTGTAAAGACTCTTGGCACCGCCAGCGCCGACCTGACCGACACAACGACAACGGCCAGCGGTACAGACAGCGACTAATCAAGTTCTCTCCTTGGTGCTCACAAATAATATCCCCGGCCAGAAATGGTTCGGGGATATTGCTTTAGAACACTACGTCATGGCGATCAATGTGACGCCCGCCTGTTGGACGTACTGTGCCAGTGGTGGAGAGGCCGGCGAACGGCGCGGTCAGGATATAACTGGCTGTGTCGGTGGCTAGAATTTTACCCGAGCCAAAGAGGTTGGCCGCCACGCCCGTCAGGATGTATGAGCCAGCCGCCACTACCAGCTTATGCTGAAAGGTCATCCCGGCATTAACACCTGTAAGAGTATAGACTCCCGTATCCGGCCTGATTGTTTTCGCGCTTGGCGTCAAGGTTGCCGCGACACCTGTAAGCGTGAAGGACGCGCCCGTGGCTGGCATCGCGTATCCCTGGCGCAGGATAGCGTCGATTCCAGTTAAAGAGAAAGAGGCTGGAGAAGCCGTGATGGGGTAGCCGTGCTTCAGCCCAGCCGCCACACCAGTAAGCGTGTAGGCTCCTGTCGCAGCAGGCATGACACGGGTTCTTGGAAAAACGGAAGCATTGCCTGTAAGGACAAAAGATCCCGTAGCGCTGGTCAGAGTGTAGGTGGAGCCGCCGCCCGTGTCATCGCGGAGGTTGTCCCAGAAGATATTGAATGCATCGCTGCTGGATATACTTACGATTTTAAGCGTAAACAGGCATGTTGTAAGACTGGAAAAACCGCTAACATCGGCACTAAGCGTAAATGTTCCTGTTTCTCCAAAACCAGTTACATCTGTGGCTGTTTGTTTTGTAGACGGGTTAAATATATTTAATTCTAAGTAGGCTGACGATCCTATAGCGGAAATAGTTATATCAACATCTACGCTTGTTGCCCCGGTTATGTCGTATGATGTAGGGTAGGTTCCAATTGACCAATCATCACTAGCGGAGGATGTCCCGCTTACCCGGTAAGACTGAGCCCCCTCGGTTACGTTGGAGGATGACCCCGACTCAGTTAGGCCAGGAAACCCGCCCCCTGACCAAGAAAGATCTGTGGGGAGAGCCGGACTGCCTGATAGGCTTTCAAATCCTTCTAAGAGTGCCATCTGCCTCGAACCATTCTGGGTGATATTTCATTGTTTCCGGGAGCTTTGACCAGTCTTTTCCCTTTGCGGCCTCCCTTTGTGCAGAGCCGTATTGCTCCGCTGTGGATGCGTTAACAGCCTCCGCTGCGGCTGCGCTTTTTATGCGGGTAAATCCTGAGTTGGCTATAGATGACTGCTTTGTTTTGTTTTTAAACATATTCTTGAGCAATTCATGACACCGGAAATGTTCTTCCGGCAAAAGCTTGCAATAAACCTTCTTCTCATCCGGCATCGCCTCTTTAAGCCGCCCCCTCACCGCCCACGGCAAAAACCTCCAGAAATCCATGGGTATAACCATGTGTTCTTCGTAATACGCAGGATCAGGCCGCGCCAAAGCCTCCCGGCAAATATCGAGATATTCCTTTGTAGCCTTGTTATCTAAAAATATCTCTGTGCCGTAGAACTCGGATGCAGGCATATTAACCCCCGCTTAAGGACTTCCCGCCCAAAGCCTTGGCAAGCCCGGCAATCTGTTCATTAATTTCACCAAGGCGCGGGTGCTCAAGGGCCTTGATTTTTTTGGAAACATCTTGAGCTTTTGCGTCTATCGCCTGGGCCTGCTTTGAGAGCTTGTCGTACTCTTCCCGAAGCGGAACGGAAGCGGCTAAAATATCATCCCGCTCGCCCTCCAAGAGTGTCAGTAGTTTTTTAATATCGTTTTTAAGGTCAGACATTTCTCTCTCCTTCAATCATAACAACTTTACGTTCTTCTGCCGCTGCCCCGTATTTACCCGTGTCGAGATAAAATCTCCTGTGATAATCCCCGCAGCATTGGCAATGGAAGATGAGAATGTCCACGTTTTTACGCGCAGGATGTGATTTTCTCATCTCAAGCGTTAAATTATTAACCTCCCGGCAGCATAAATTAGGCGGGTTAATCTGCTGGTCGTACAGCGCCTTGGCTTGTATTTCCTTTAGACACTCCCTGAGCGGCCTTGCCTCAGAGACGATGACATGCGTGCAGTCGTGGTCGGAGTTATGACCTATAACGGCGTAATTAAGCAAGCGTCAGTGCTCCTCCGCTGCCGTCCCAGTCAATCGTGAATGTCTCGGTGTTGGCGAGGGTGACATCGCCGCCGTAATCGTAATGCCCGACAAGCTGATCGCTGGCGGCTGTATCGTTATAAATCCCGACATGGCGGAAGGTGGCGACCGCGCCGGAAGCGGTCAGAACGAGATCGGTCAGAGTTAGCTTATAGGTGCCGGATGTCTGTGCAGATGAGGTTGTCGTGATGTTGCGGCTTGAGAGGTTCGTATAGCTTATGGGCGTCACGTCCGAGAGCGTTGCGTCCGTCACATCAGGGATCTGGGCGTTCGTGGTCAGGAAGATCACAAGCTGATCGGAGCCGAGATTATGGACCTTTTCGGCGAGTTGCTCGACAAAAGGTTGTAATTTTACGTAACTGGCGATGGCGGGCCTCCTGTAATGATGGCTGAAATACCGCCCCGATTATATCCTTTCACGTATTCATTTTAAATAATATAATCGAAGCACCAAACACCAATCCCACCAAGGAGAAATCATGTCAGCAGAACTCGTTAATGACGCTAAATTTAACCCTTTGTCGCCAACCCGTATGCCAACGCGCTCGAACGTCAAGCGCACAGACTGGGACGTTATTGTTACCCCGGACACGAAACTCGAAGACCTGCTCCAACCGTCATACTGGACGCATGTTGCAGGCTCCACGTTCCAAGGGCCTGTGAATTACGTTGATGTTCACTGGGAAGACAAATCACAACTCGCGCGCCTCTATGTCCTGCAATATGACAAAACATCAGCTAAAATGGGGACGCTGGAATATTACGAGTTTGAGAAGTCTGAAGATATTAACTTCCCTGAGAAATACTTTGTTGAATGGACAGGGCCCATCACGCAGTACCGGGTCATCGACAAAGAAACCAAGGCCATCCTCCGCGACCGTATTCCGACTAAAACCTCCGCCCTTGATTTCATTAATGAACAACAAAAACGCATGAAGTGAGGCTAAATGGCCACCAAGCTGACGGTCTATAATAACGCCCTTGTAAACCATCTTGGTGAAAGGCGCCTAGCTTCATTATCAGAGAACCGAAAGCCTCGCCGAATCCTTGATGGCATCTGGGATAGCGGGTTTGTAACAAGCTGCTTGGAGGCTGCGTTATGGAATTTCGCAACCCGCACGTTCCAGTCTGAGTATTCCCCGTCCGTAGAGCCTGACTTCGGCTATCGGTACGCGCACGACAAGCCGACAGACTGGGTTCGGACATCGGCCTTATCGCTGGGCGACTTTTTCACCGACCCGCTTAACCAATATAACGACGAGCGGGAATACTGGTTCTGCGACCACCCAACGATTTTTGTCAGGATGATCTCAGATGACGCAAGCTATGGCAGTGATTTATCTTTATGGCCAGAGAGTTTCACTGGCTTTGCCGAGGCTCGCCTTGCCCGCCTCGCCTGCAAATCAATAACCCAGTCCGACAGTGATGTTAAAGCTTTAATAAAAGAAGAGGGACGCGCCTTTAAGTCGGCTAAGGCCAAAGATGCCATGAACGACCCGCCGCAATTTACGCCAACCGGAAGCTGGGTGCGCGCGCGAAGAGGTGGTGGTCGTCAGCCGCCGACGAACATTAGGACTTACTAATGGCCAAGCAGAATTTAGCACTGCACAGCTTTAACAGGGGTATAATTTCCCGCCTTGGCCTCGCTCGCCAAGACCTTGAGCGTGTCGCGTTGTCTGCGTCCATTCAGAATAACTTTATGGCACGGACGCTCGGGAGTATGATGCTGCGACCTGGTTATGCCTATATTGGCACCACGAACGACAACACCATTGCCTACCACGTCCCGTTTGTTTACTCGAACACAGACACCGCCATATTAGAGCTTACTGATGAAGGTATGCGCGTCCGGGTCAGTGAAGCCATTATCTCCAGAGGTTCTGTATCCAGCGTCGTCACGAACGGAACCTTTGACACTGATCTGACAGGCTGGACCGACAGCGATGAGTCGGGCACCACAAGTACATGGGCGACAGGCGGCTATATGAGCCTTGTCGGCACAGGGTTTAATGCCGCAATCCGGTCTCAGGAAGTGACGGTCGGCGGCGCGGATCAGAACGACGAGCACGCCCTGCGTATTGTCATCACCAGAGGCGAGGTAATCCTGCGCGTCGGCACATCGGCTGGCGATGACAGCTATATTACCGAGACGACGCTGACAGAAGGCACACACAGCCTCGCTTTTACGCCAACAGGCAATTTCTTCATCCAGGTTAAATCGTACACAAAATACGCAACGTTGATTGACTCCATCGCTGTTGAGGCTGCCGGGGAACTGGAGTTGCCGACGCCGTGGATCGAGGACGATCTGTTCATGGTGCGCTACGAGCAATCCGCTGACGTTGTTTATCTGGCGTGCGTTGGCTACCAGCAATATAAAATCGAGCGCCGGGCAACCCGCTCTTGGTCAGTGGTTACTTATCAGCCTAATGACGGGCCGTTCAGGGCTATTAACATATCTCCGGTGCGCCTTACACCATCGGCGCTGACGGGGGATATAACAGTCACCTCGTCCGCGCCGTTTTTTAAGGCAACACATGTTGGCGGTCTTTTCAGGCTCGACTCGTCCGGGCAGAACGTAAGTGCCAGTCTCTCCGGCGCCGACCAATTCTCTGACCCCGTTCGTGTGGTCGGGGTCGGCACCACCTCCCGCCGAATTACATACACAATCTCCGGCACATGGACGGCGACCGTCACTCTTCAGCGCAGCATCGGTGATGTCGGCGCGTGGACCGATGTGACGACCCATACTGTGAACGTAACAAATACGACGTATGATGACGGACTTGATAACCAGATAATTTATTACCGGCTTGGGATCAAGACCGGCAACTACACGAGCGGCACGGCAGTTATCGCACTCTCTTACGGCGGCGGCTCTATCTCAGGCGTGGCGCGCATCACCGCTTTCTCGTCAAGCACATCGGTCTCGGCTATCGTTTTAGCCCCGATGGGCAATACCGACGCGACCGACAACTGGTACGAGGGAGAGTGGTCAGACCGCCGAGGATACCCCAGCGCCGTGTGTCTTTATGAAGGGCGATTGTGGTGGGCCGGGAAGTCGAAAGTCTGGGGATCTATCTCAGATGCTTACGAGAGCTTCGACGACACCGAAGAAGGCGACAGCGGCCCCATCGTGCGGACCATCGGACAAGGCCCGGTCGATGTTATTAACTGGTTGCTGCCCTTGAAACGCCTCCTGCTCGGCGCACAAGGGGCAGAATGGGCTGCGCGGTCATCATCTCTTGATGAGCCTCTGTCACAGTCGAACTTCAACCTTAAAGACCCGTCAAACCAAGGCTCGGCTGCGGTTGGGGCTTTAAAAGTAGATAAAGCCGGTGTTTTTGTTCATAAATCTACTACGCGCCTTTTCCAGACTGGCTACGTTCTGGAGGACGATGATTTCAACAGCGACGATTTAACGAAACTATTCCCCGAGATGGGCGCATCAGGCATTAAACGTCTCGGTTTGCAGCGCCAGCCCGACACGCGGATCCACTGCGTTCTTAATAACGGGACGGTCGGCGTCCTTATTCTTGATGACCTAGAGAACGTGAAATGCTGGGTAACGGTGACGACAGACGGTGAGATCGAGGATGTCGTTGTGCTGCCTGGAACCACAGAAGACGCGGTTTATTACCAAGTCA